GTTAAGTTAACACAAAAAGAAACAGAATTTTTTGATGAATTATTAGGTAACGAAGCCAACAGAGCAGAACTCCTGGAAGAGGTTCCATCTTTAAATATTGTTGATGGCAAACTTTCTATAGAGCCAGCAGACATTCAAAGTCTTAATAACTTTATATCGGATGTGGGTATATCTGATGGCTTAGGTACTGTTCCCCCTCGCCTTAAAACTAGTAAATTTTACACACCTTTCTTCAGGGCAGAGCCTGACGTAACAGCCGGGGCTGCGCCTGTAACTGAGCCAGACATTACAAGCGATGAAGTCCTTACGAAAGAGCAAGTGCAAGAGGGCGTTGAGTCCGAACACGGTGCTACCGTCGAAGGGGACATTGATGGTGATGTATTTGCTGGGGCTGCTCCAGTGCCTGCACCTAGTCAACAAGCTGCACCTATAATTACCAGAGCTTCATTGGCTGGTAAAAAACTTTTTGCTTACTTCTCGGATAGAACCAGAGTTGGAACGTACACAGGAATCAATCCTGACAGCGGTATAAGCATAGATTTGCAGGGTGGACCTATGTATCCATTCATGGGTAACAACAAGGAGAAGAAGGCTGGCTGGGCCTTTAGTTCTGAAGGTATGTTTACTCGCTTTCTTAATAGAGTTAAGAAAACCGATGGAATTGGTCTGGTTACCTTGTACTCAAAGGAGAACCTTCGGGCTAATCTGACATTCTTAAAAGCGTATGTAGCCGAAGTCAAATACTCGATCGCACAAGGAACTATTACTGAGCAAAGATTTTTAGAAGTTGCAAACAACCTTAGAGAATCCGCAGTTCAATCAAAAAAGAAGACAGGTAAATCATTAGATAAGCCCTTTGAAAGCATAGAAGATTTTGAGAAAGGTCTTGCGGATTCAACTTTTGATGTTCGTGCGGCTGCATTTTTTGGTTACAACAAAAATAAAAAGGGGGACAACAAAGGAAGTAAGATAGGATCTGATGTATTGGTTGACGAAGGCTTTCCAAATATTTCAACAATGGTTGATTTGTTTGCTGACCCATCCCTTGATGGACTTGAGGCAGGAACAATTGTGTCAGCTGTTCAGTTTGATCAAAATCAAGATGGGCCATCTACAGCTACTACACTGGGTGTTGATGAACACCTTAGTTATAAAGTTGTAATTAAGGGTGAGGGGCTAGGCTTCTTCTCTGATCCAGTTCTAGTATCCGATGTTATACCCGGCAGGGGAAGGACTCGCAGAAACATAACTAGGAGTGCTGAAACGTCCATGGCTGATGTTGAGTTCCAATCGGATGAAGTTGCAGCGACCTCACCCATTGAAGGGCAGGGGCAACAGACTCCCTTACAAGCAGAAGCCAGTAGTATACAGAAGTTCATTGAGAATACCTTCGGTGAAATAGTTAGTAAGATTGGGACTTCCATAAACGTAAATCCTGACCTTGAAGGTGTGGCTAGGTACAATGCAAGCACTGGAGTTATTGAAATAAACCCAGCTAGGATTGTAGAGCTACAGGCTGCTGGTCAAATAGAGATTGTTGATGATGCTTACATAAAGTCAGTGATGCGTGAAGAGATGATTCATGCAGCAATGTCCAAGGTAATTTTAAAAAAGGCAAAGGGTAAGAAAGAAGGCGAAGCATTCCGTGACTTCATGGACAGCTTAGGGAAGAGCCTTACTCCACAGCAACGCCAGGCTATAGAACAAGTATATCAAGGACTAGAGACTGACGCACAGTTCGGCGCTGAGTACAGCCGTGCCGCAATACAACAGTTACTGTACGGCAACGTTACTGAGAGCTTTATTACACAAGGTCCAGCATTTGAAAAGATCAAGCAGTTGCTTAAATCTGTACAGGCATTCTTAGCAAAAACATTCAAGGCTGACGTTACCACTGATCCGGAGGCAGCAGGTATCATTGTAGAATCAGCAAGACTTCTACAGTCAATCGACCCTGACGCTAAGTTAGTAGAGCAGAAGATTGTAGATGAGGCCATGGCTTACTCACAGGACGTGAACCCTAATGCTGAGGTTACCTCACAGCAAGTAGCTGAGTCCGGTAAACCACCAAGTGAAAAGAAACTTAACATTAACTTTGCTAGGAAGTATCTACTTACGGTTAGTTCGTTGCTGAACTCCATACACCCTAGGCTAAAGAAACTTATTAGGAACTACTACGGTGCTATACAGGGAGAGGTGCTGGACTACCAAAAGAGGGTAGCGCCATTCTTTAAAAAGTATCGTGGTATTAGAGATACAAAAGACAGCAGAAGGCTGAAGCAACTACTATTCTACAGCCCAGTAGAGCAGGAGGGCGTGGACCCATTGATCGAAGAGAGGGATGCGTTACTTCGTAAGTACGATATGTTCAATGACTTTCAGTTAGAGATACGTCCTGTACTGAATGAACTATATGCAAGGTTAGGCAATGAGGGAATCATAGTAGGATTCCTGGAGCAGTACTTCCCTCGGTCAATCAAGGATCTGGACAAAGTAAAGAACCGATCAGGTAAAGAACTTAGGGATGCGTTCAGAGAGTTTGTTGAAAATAGAAATACAAAAATAGAAGACGCTAGAAAAAGAATTGACGAAGGCAATCCACAGCGTGGAGATGCAGAACTAGCCAAAGAAAGGACTGTTCAAATAGGTAATAAAAAGACTGCTGCATTGGAGGCGCAACAGTGGGATCAATTTACACGTGGCTTTAACCCAGAAGGAAGAAGAAACCTACCAGGTAATTTCTTGTCACGGACCGAGGAGTTAAATGTTATACCTGATGAACTGTTGGACGCCTACGAGGATCCAGCTGCGGCCATGGAGCGTTACATCTACAACACTGTATCAGCAATACAGACTACTAAGCTCATGGGAAGTAAGTTCGCTAACGTACCTGAGGGTATGAAGATACCACCAGCAAGTGAGTTAGGTTTACTAATACAGGATCTAAAATCAAAGGGGGAGATCTCTATAGAGGATGCTGACGGAACTGTGCCTGACATCTTTGCTATGATACTTAGTCCAATGCAAATGGAGAATGTATACTTCCAGTTAGCGCGGACCTTTGGTTACGGAACACTGCTAGTTGAGTTCACTTCTACACTATCTCAGTTATATGACCTTCCATTTATTATGCTGGATAATGGTGTCTTTGGAACTGCGGCTGCAATGTTTGGACCTAGACTCAAAGGTGATGACTTCGGTATTGACACACAGCAAGTCAGCGCTGAGTTCGCCGGGGACAATAGAGTCCTGGAGAAGGCAGTACGTCTTGGACTAAAAGCTACTGGATTCACAAAGCTGGACCAGATAATGAAGGAGACAAATCTTACTGCTAACTATAACCGTTACAGAAAGTTATCTCGTGGTTATTTCAAGGATCGAAACAGTGTAAAATCTAAGAAGTTCATAGCTGAGTTAACAGCAATGGGGTACAGTCAGCAGGAGCAGACACAACTTATTGCGGACCTTAAGAAAGGGAACAGGGACTCAGCTTATATTCGTAGTCTTTTGTTTAATAAGTTGTCAGAGACTCAGCCGTTAACACAGGCTGAAATGGCGATGGGTATCGTAGGTAATCCAAACTTAAGGTTTACTGTAGCAATGAAGTCATTCATGATCAAGCAGCTTAACTTTGTTAAGGACCGAATGATTGTTGAAATGATTGATGGTGTAAGAACTGGTGACGCACAGAAAATAAAGAAGGCTTCAAAAGACATAGCTTTGTTAATGACTTTTATGCTTATGATAGGACTACCAGTGGACGCACTCAAGGACTTCCTGGTCGGTCGACTAGGATACATGAGTGACTACCTTTTCAACGGCGTATTCCGTGTTGCTGGTATCAGCAGATACACAGCTTACCAGGCTCGTAAAGAGGGTGTAGGACAGGCTGCATTTGATTATGTTATGCCGGTCGCTATACAGCAGTTCATTGACATGACTAATGAAACCGGTCGTGTCTTCAGAGGAGAGCGTGCATTCACCGAGAGTAAGTTTATTACACTACTACCGTTCTCTGATGTTATAAATAGAATGTTTGGTTTCCAAAAGGAGCGTGAACGTAAAGAGTTCAGGCGTAGAATTAAAGAGGGCGAACGTCCATTCTTGGTCCCGCCTGGTGCTTTGTAAAAAAAAGCCAGCTGGATAACCAACTGACCTTTAAGTTACAAGTTTCCTTGTATGTGGAAAGTAAAAGGGCTGCTCCGGGGATATAAATCGGAACAGCCCCAAGGGTTGAACAAAAGTAAGGCCTATGAAATCCTCACTTCGCCTAGGATTACTCCTTCAGCTTACCTTGTATTATTATATGTGAACCAACTAACACACGAACCACCTGTGTGATAGAATTATTATACCATGCGTGCATTGTCTTTGTATGTCAACTAGAATGCTCCAGCCTATGACAATTAGAGCAAAGAAGTTCACACTTCTGTAGCTCCTCCAGGAACTCCTCACGAGTCCCTCCCCTAGAGAAGTCCCTAATTGGTTTTGACTTTTCATATCCCGGTAGGTGATGGCAATCGAACTGAGCTGCCTGTCCCTTGAAGTGACACCTTTCGCAGACATATCCACCAAAAAAATCCTCAATGACTTTTTGGTATCTAGCGGTCCGCTTTTGGTGTGGCTTCATCCTATATGAATTGTGAGTAATCCTCCATCTTCTGAGTACCCTTGTTGAAGTTAATGCGACCCTGGCTGTATCCCATACCCTCTCTTTGTTTAGCGAGAGTCCACCGGACGTAGTCAGATCCCTGCTCCCTCTCCGACATTGTCTGCCATAGAAAGATAATACTGTCAGCATCCTGCTCCAAGGCCCCACTCTCGCGGAGGTCGGACATGATAGGAGAACGGTCATCCTTCTCTGACTCACGGTTAACCTGAGCTAGGAGTAGTACTGGTACATTGAGATCCTTGGCTAGTAACTTTAGCTCACGACTGATCTCAGCTACCTGCTGTTCCCTTGATATGTTCTTGGACATAGGCTTTATCAGCTGGCAGTAATCAATAATGATTCCATTTATTCCGTGCTTCCGGTGCATGCCCCTGGCCGTAGCTAGTATGTGGTCCAGCTTATAAACGCTGTCACGGATCCAGCAGTCCCAACCCTTTACTACTTGCGTAGAATCCCGGAGTGCCTGCATCTTATCCGCCGGCGCCATACCATCCTCAAATCTTCTCATGTGAAGGCCTGAGTGAATGCTAAGGACCCTCTTCATAATCTGAGTCGAACCCATCTCTAGGTTAAACAGTAGTACACTGTTGCCGGTACTGCATATATTCCTAAGGAAGTTAAGGGCGTATGCTGTCTTACCGCATCCCGGCCGCGACGCAAGTACGCACAGCTGACCTGGGCCGTACCCACCCCTATAAAGGACATCATCAATTGATTGTATCCCGGTCCTTAGGTATTGGGATAGGTCAACCTTACCGGTGACATCATCAAAGGTTCGGTCCACGATTGTCTCCAGTGTATCTTTGGCAGGGACTAGAGAGTTAATGGTATTGCACTGCTTCTCTATTGAAGTAAGGATCTCTTCTGAGTCCTTACCTTCCCTTAGTTGATCATTGATACCCATAGATAGGCGAGAAAGATTCCGCGTCCTATAGGTCTCAACCATATCGTTAACAAGGTTCAAGAAGTGCAACTCGCTTAGACCGTTATCGTGGACTGACCAAACACCTTGAGGTTCTAGGCCCTTCTTGCCTTTGGAAATGTCCGTGAACAGTGACATCGTACCAAGGATAACTCCCTTGGAATCAAGCTCACACATAGCCTCCCACATGGAACGCGTATCGTGAGCTAGGAAAAAGTCAGAGGTAATTCCGGCTTCCTTCGCCTCATTTAAGAGGGCGTTACAGCCGTCATTCATCTCCGCTTTAAGTATAGTACCTAATAGACTTCTCTCTAACTCTTTCATGATGTCGGTGCTATGAGAAAACATGGAGTGCGATCACCTACCCATGCGCCTATTTGGTTGTATTCGAAATATTCAACGGCCTCTTCGTACGACATGCCATCCGATACTATCATTTGATCAAGCACCTTAGCCTTGTCATAACAAATGATTGGGTCCTGGCCTATCCTTTCTACGACTCCTGCAATGCAGTCATCGAATCCGTCCATCTTTAGAAGCGGTTCACCCGCGTCAATATAATCCTGTATAAGTTCTTTCATAGTATTTTTAATTTATGTTATAAGAAGTAAAAAGGGGAGAGGTGTTACCCTCTCCCCTGTTGATCCGCACCCTAGAAAGGGTCATCTCCCGCAGGAGGAGCGGACGGCTGACTTGGCATTTCACCTCTGCGATACTGCTCGGGTTGCTTGTCCTCGTCAAGGCGTGTAAGCCTTAGGTTCATTACTGGGCCGGACTTGCTTTGGTTCTTCCAAGCCGCGGCGCGATACTTGCCTGGCTTAGTTACCTCAAGTGTTCCAGTTGCGTGAGGCATTGCGTCGGACTCACGGTTAGCTTCGGGGAATAGCACCCCAGTGTTTTCGTTATTGTATTCTGGCATATTTATTGTGGTTGTGGTTGTGGTTATAGGTCAAACGTAGCGTCGGCTAGTGTTCTACCTTGTTTTGACTTACCGTGATCGTTGGTTGCGTCAGCGTCCTTCGTATCATCGATAGCAAAGAGTCCATTGAGTGCGTACTTGCGAGCATAGGAACTAGCTGACCCAGTAATCTGTGAGTCATCCATACCCTTGCGAGTCTCTGATTCCCTTGCGAATCCATTAACTTGAATGGAGTAATCGGATTCAGCTTCAGCTAGTACTGCGGTGGCTTTGACATATACTCTGCCCTCTACCCCAACTATATCGTCGGAGATAACTAGAGTGCATCCGTTCTCACGAAGCAATGGTTTTACTGCTGTTAGTATGTCCTCAGCGGAGCGGTAACTGTACCCTCCGAACTTATTAGTCTGCCCCTTTGGAGCTTTAAGGGATGCTTGAATCCCCTGTAGTTTTTCATGTATGGTTCTTTTTTCCATATTTATGTTTGGTTAGTTCACGGAATAGTTTGGTTCGTTCCGAGGCGTTAGAACATTCCATGAGTTGTATTCGTTTTGCCCCTAGATCTACTAATGTGGCTTTCTGTTTTTCAGATGTCAAGCCTTTAAATCTTTTGGAAAGTTGTGTGAGTCCTACTGGGTGCAGTACATCTAGATTCTTTTGTTCTAAATAATTAGCGATGCCTCGAAGTACATTAGGTAAATTCTTTTGGCTGACCTGGCACCTACGGTATGCAAAGTTTTCTATCTTGCCTAGCAGTGAGTTACCTACCCTTGACACTACTCCACGTACCATACCGGACTGATGGCAGTGATCCACCACCCAGTCCGAAGTTCCGCGTAACAGTAAAGGACAACTCTTGGGTTTATTCTTAACCCTCCATTCCTTTAGTTTATTCTGAGGTAGGTACATCGGCACTCAGTTCTTGCAGTAGATTCTTGAGTGCGGACTTCTCTTGGCTGAGGTTCTTGCGTTGCTCTAGCATCCTTTCAATCCTAAAGGATAGTGTGCGTGACTCCTGTCGAATCATATCGATGCGTGTTTGTATACGCTCTACGTTACTTTCTATTTGTGATATACTCATTATTTTTTGAAGGCACGGAGTTGGCGCTGCTCGAGTGCGTAACCCCTTCCGTATCCTAGGTCCTGTATGTTTTTGTCGTTGATTAGTTCTTTCTTAAAGCACCAGCCAACTATCTTTACAGTCCACCGATCAGGTGTAATGCACATAATGTACATATCCACATCAGGGTTTTCTTTTAGTGTAGCTAGTAGCTTTCCAAATTCGTGTTGGGTACTCTTCACATCGTAGCTGTACCCCTTCATGGTTCCATCGGCTGTGCCGGATCTTGGACTCAGTCCCATATCAAAGAATGTATTGAAGTGCTTTGAGACTGCGTACTCGGCCGTGACCCCTTGAGCGTCTATGTCTAATCCCGACATATCAGAGTGCTTCCTATCTTGGACCTTATTGCTGCGTGACATTACAGAACGTAGGTGTCCTATGTGCCGACACATCATTACTTCCTCGTCAGTAAGCTCAATCTTAATCATTCCGTGTTTCCATCGCTGTATGAACATTGACCAGTAAGTTTTCTTTCTAAGTTTG